AACGTATAATGTTTGGAAGAACATGGAATCATGATAGCTTAAGAAAGTATATCATCGTATTTGGTACGGTGTTCAACGACATCTATATCAATCGCCTTGATAGTAATGAAGAAATAAGACAGACTCTTAAAGTTCCTTTGACTTATGGTCCAAAGGATAAGGTTCTGGCGAGACTCGAGCAAAATCCAGAAATGTTAAATCAAGTTGGTATTGTTTTACCTCGTATCTCATTCGAGATGACGTCCTTAGAATATGATCCTACTCGTAAGCTGAATACTCTCAACAAGCTGACAAAGCAATCTGCCACTGCAGGCACAGACGACGAAGTCAAGTATCAGTATATGCCTGTTCCATATGACATGCAATTCGAGATGAACATCTTAGTTAAGAACGCAGAAGATGGCACACGCATCGTAGAACAAATCGTGCCTTACTTTACTCCTGACTTTACAGTCAGTGTCAATCTTGTTCCTGAGATAGACAGTGCACGTGATATTCCTATCATTCTGAATAGTATTACTTCTCAAGATCAATACGAAGGCAGCTTCGAACAAAGAAGAGCGTTGATTTGGACACTCAGCTTTACAATGAAGGGCTGGTTATATGGTCCTACGAAGAAATCAAAACTAATTAAACTCGCAGAAACAACGTTCAGACTTCCTGAAGATGTTACTACCGGTAACACAACAAATACATCGAATACAATCGTAGTCGCATCTCGCCCAGGATTAACGGCGAATGGAACGGCTACTAGCAACACCGCGGCAAGTATTCCGTACGATGAAATTATAAGTACAGATGACTATGGCTTTATTAATACAATTACTGAGAATATCTAATGAGCAATGAACTTGATAAATTTTTAAACATCGCCTCTGGCGATAACTTACCGACGGTGATCGAAAAGAAGATGAGTACGCAAGTCTCAGCTGACTTTGAGTATGCACGCGAGAACATGATGGAAGTCATCAATAAAGGCCAAGAAGCACTCTTTGATTTGATGGATGTGGCCAAACAGAGCCAGCATCCTCGAGCATACGAAGTCTTGGCAACTATGATGAATACCATGGTGGCAGCAAGCAAAGACTTAGTTGATCTTCAGGCCAAAAAGAAGAAGATCATGGAAGACGATCCTTCGGCTTCTCCTCAGCAAGTCACAAACAATCTTTTCGTAGGTTCGACAGCCGAATTACAGAAATATCTGAAGCAGCACAAAGATGGCGAGTGAAAACTATCTCGGGAATCCGAGACTTAAGAGAGCAGATACAAAGGTCGAGTATACTCCCGAACAAGTCGCAGAGTACATTAAGTGCTCTGAGGATCCGATCTACTTTATCTTAACTTATTGTAAGATCGTCAACATCGATAAGGGTCTGATCATGTTCCCGCTCTGGGAATTCCAGAAGGAAATGATCCTCGCATTCGAAGAGAATCGCTTTGTAATCTGTAAGATGCCTCGTCAGGTTGGTAAAACGACTACGGTTGCCGCATACTTGCTTTGGAAGATCGTATTTAACGAAGAGTATTCGATCGCTATTCTGGCCAACAAAGACAGACAGGCTCGAGAAATCCTTGGTCGTATTCAGTTGATGTTCGAGCATCTTCCGAAGTGGCTTCAGATGGGTGTTACCGAATGGAACAAGGGTAACATTAAGCTTGAGAACGGATCTGAAATCCTTGCCTCGGCTACCTCATCTTCTGCTATTCGTGGTACGTCTCAGAACATGGTATATCTCGACGAGTTTGCCTTCGTTCCGACCAACATTCAAGACGAGTTCTTCGCTTCGGTTTATCCTACCATTTCATCCGGTCAAAGTTCGAAGGTGCTGGTCACATCGACTCCGAACGGCATGAACATGTTTTACCGTATTTGGACAGAGTCTGAAGAAGGTAGAAATGCTTATGCTCGTGTTGACGTTCACTGGTCACAGATTCCTGGCCGTGACGAAGCATGGAAAGAACAGACGATCAGCAACACGTCTGAAGAACAGTTTAGACAGGAATATGAGTGCGAGTTCCTCGGTTCTTCGAACACTCTGATCCATCCTACCAAACTTCGTAACATGGTCTATAAGCATCCGATTGCACAGGCAGACGGTGGACTCAAGATCTATGAAGAGCCAGAACCAGATACAATCTATGCTATCGTAGTTGATACATCTCGAGGAGCCGGCGCCGACTATTCAGCTTTCATTGTTGTGAATGTATCGACGATGCCTTATCGACAAGTGGCAGCATATCGAAATAACTTGATATCGCCGATGATCTATCCGAACATCATATATAATGCGGCTATCAAATATAACGATGCTCTTGTTCTTGTAGAAACAAACGATATTGGTCAACAGGTGGCCGACATTTTGCACTATGATCTTGAGTATGACGGTGTTCTTGTGACTGCAAATAACGGCAGAACAGGACAAAGTCTGTCAGGAGGTTTTGCTACTACCACTCACTATGGTGTCAAGACTACGAAGCAAGTCAAAAGAGTTGGTTGTGCCACGCTCAAGACTCTCGTAGAATCTGATAAGTTCTTGATATATGATTATGACACTATCTATGAGTTGACTCGCTTCTCGCTGAAGAACAGTCTAAAGGGTAACCAGTCATACGAAGCAGAAGACGGCAACGATGACATGGCCATGTGTTGTGTTCTCTTTGCGTGGTTAACTACTCAACCGTATCTGAAAGAAATTACGAATATTGATATTCGTATGCAAATTTACGAGCAAAATGAGAAGATGCTCGAACAACAAATGCTTCCATTCGGACTGATGAGCACAGGCGATGATACACACGATGAAGAAGTAAATGAACCACTCTTCGATGGTGGACCGAAAGATGATTTCTGGGTTGCCAAGAAGATGGGATTCTTTGAAGGAAACTTTTAATATGAAAAACGAATACGGACTTAATCTGAAAAAATTAATTAAACCCATGAAGTATGCATTGAATAATCCTGGGAAAGCTTTAATTTTTATTTTACAAGTAGTACGTCATGGCAGTGGACCTTCTTTAAAATATACGTATAAAAAAATGCTCGAAACTCGAACGGGCGGAGAGATGGCATATAAGTCTGAAGAAATATCAGAATATTTGCCTGGTCTCGTGAATAGGCCTGAAAAATCTGTTGGTAAGGCCGCAGCTGATTGTTTTCAACATCATCGATTAGCTATTGTAGCAATGAGTAGAAAAAATGCTGCTGATCAATGGATTGAAGCTAAACATCCTTACAGCTGGATGGCGAGAAGATATCGTGATACTCATGACATATGGCACATTTTAACAGATTATCCTACAACCGCAGAAGGAGAAATGTGCATGATAATGTTTTCTTATGCGCAAACACGCTCGCTTGCATGGTTAGTAATTAGTTTAAGTATCTTATTCACACTTTTAATAAGACGTCCTTTGGCATCTTTCGTTTTACTTCGAATGGTGTATGAAGCATATCGAAATGGCAAAAGAGCTAAGTTTCTATTAGCCGAAAATTATGATGAACTACTATCTGAAAATCTAGATTCTGCTAGGGAACGACTGAACATCCGCTTGCCGAAAGCCTTTGTTAACAGATCTCCTAATTTTTTGAAGTTATAAATAAAGCAAATGCAACTTATATGACTAACCTTTAAAGGGAGATAACAATGGCGTTTCAAGTCAGCCCGGGAATTAACGTTTCTGAAATTGATCTTACAACATCTGTTCCGGCACTTGCGACTACGGTCGGCGGTTTCGGCGGAGTATTTCGTTGGGGACCAGTTGGAAAGTTTGTTCTTGTAGATTCAGAAAATACACTCACAAATCGTTTTGGTAAGCCGAACTCGGATAACTACGAAACGTTCTTCACAGCAGCCAACTTCCTTTCATACGGAAATGCACTGTATGTTTCACGCGCAGGAACCACATCAGGTTTTGCTAATAGCTCGTCTATTACTCTTGACAGTGACGTATCGCTTGCTGCCAACGGTAATGCTCTTGGTCTTACTGCGGGTGTTCTCGTACAAGGTGACGGCATTGCTGATAACACCTTTGTAACAGCAGTAACTAACAGCTCGATCACTATCTCGAAAGCAGCTACTACAAGTGGTTCATCTCTGCTTTCATTCATTGCAAACAACCGCGTTCTATCTGCTTATGCTGGTAATACAGCTACAGTAGTGACATCAAGTGTAGTAGTAAAGAATTCAGAAGATTTCGAAAACCTAAATGCAAACGCCAGCAACTTCACAGGAACCGAGTTCATCGCTCGTTATCCTGGTGCACTCGGCAACTCGCTGAAGGTTTCGATGTGCGACAGCGCAGCTCAGTATGCTGAGACAGTTACATTTGAAACTAATACCACTTATGGTTCAACAACAGCAAACACTTATGCTCTTGCAGATCTTACAAGCGCTACGATGTCGATCGCTGTGGGTAGCAATACTGCTAACGTTGTCTTCGTATGGTCAGGCGACGATTTCGCCGATCGTGTAGCTGCTTCTGCTGGTGCTCGAGTAGTTGGATCAAACGGTGTATCAACTAACTTCATCTCGCTTGCAACCGCAAATACGCTGTTCACAAATGGTGATGCAGTATGGTATGCAAGAGGCGCAGCAAATAGTGTAAACAGTATTCAGGGTCTATCTGAAGGCACAACTTACTTTGTTATTGCAGCTAATACTACTGGTCTTTCACTGTCACTCACTTCTGGCGGTTCAGCGGTTGCTATCTCGAACGGCGCTGCCAACGCAGACGTATACTTCACTAAGCAATCTGCAACAGACCTTGGTCTTACACTTGCACAAGCACGTCTTGCGGTTACAGCAGTTCGCGATAAGATTTCGGTGGGCGACTACGTAGAAGTTGGTAATACTGACGTTGGTAAGCAGAACATGAAGGTTACTTCGAAGGGCGCACAAGCTGACGATGGTACGAACATCTTCTTCAATATCGGTTTCGATACCACTTGGAACAAGTCGACTAACTTCAGCGGTACTTCGCTGAAGCGTCAATGGGAATACTTCAACGTTGTAGAATCTGCTCCAGGTGTATCTTCATCGATGACAAATGCGGGTCGCACTGTTACTGACGAAGTTTCAGTTGTTGTAGTTGACGAAGATGGTCTGATCAGCGGAACACCTGGTCAAGTTCTTGAAATCTACCAAAACCTTTCACGTGCAACAGATGCCAAGAAAGATGACGGTACGACCAACTACTATAAGACTGCTATCAATGACTTCTCACGTTGGGTTTGGGCAACAAAGGACAGAGCAGGAGCTGCTTCAGCTATTCTTGCAGATCTTGCTGAATCGACCAACACAACGACATATACAAAGTCGTTTGTTCGCGGTGTAGACGGCGCGACAGAAAGCACCGCGTCGATGGCCGCTCTTGGTGCTGCATATGATCTCTTTGCAGATGCAAGCACAGTAGATATTTCTCTGCTTCTTCAAGGTAAGGCAACTGGTACTAACGGCAACGACGTTCAGCTAGCTAACTATCTGATCGACAATATTGCAGAAGTTCGTAAAGACTGCGTAGTGTTCGTTTCTCCAGCATACTCTGATGTTGTAGGAGTGAATACAGAAAATGCTCAAGCACAGAATGTCGTAGATTTCAGACGTCTTCTACGTAACACTTCATACGCTTTCATGGATTCTGGTTACAAGTATCAGTACGACAAGTATGCAGACGTATATCGCTACGTTCCACTGAACGGTGATATTGCTGGCCTTACAGCTCGCAGTGATAGCCTCAGAGATCCTTGGTTCTCTCCAGCTGGATTCACTCGCGGTCAAATCAGAAATCTTGTTAAACTGGCATTCAGCCCTGGCAAAAATGACAGAGATCTTCTATACAAGAACGACGTCAACCCAGTGGTAACATTCCCAGGTCAAGGAACAGTACTCTACGGAGATAAGACTCTTCTAGGTCGTGCAAGCGCATTCGATCGTATTAACGTACGTCGTCTGTTCATCGTTCTTGAAAAAGCAATCGCTACAGCTTCAAACTCTACTCTGTTTGAATTCAACGACGATTTCACAAGATCACAGTTTGTTAATCTGGTTGAGCCATATCTTCGCGACGTTCAAGGTCGTCGTGGAATCTTTGACTTCCGCGTGGTTTGTGACGAGACGAACAACACTGCTGAAGTAATCGACAGCAATCGCTTTGTTGGAGACATCTACATCAAGCCTGCCAAGTCGATCAACTTCATCCAGCTAAACTTCGTCGCCGTAAGATCTGGTGTCGAGTTCAACGAAATCGCTGGCCAGTTCTAATAAATAAGATAAACCTAGGAGGAAAGTAAATGGCTTTTAATATCAATGAAATGAGAAGCCAACTAGCTTTTGGCGGTGCAAGACAAAACCTGTTCCAAGTGGATATTTCTAATCCTGCGAACAACTCAGGGGATGCAAAAACAAGATTCATGTGTCAGGCAGCTCAGCTGCCTGGCTCTGATCTTGGAGTCATTCCAGTGTTTTACTTCGGTCGTCAAATGAAGTTAGCTGGTGACAGAACGTTCGCCGAGTGGACAGTAACAATCATCAACGATGAAGACTTCCTGATCCGTAATGCAATGGAAGAATGGTCGAATAGAATCAATCGTCTGCAACGCAACGTAAGAGAAATTGGCCCTGGATACAAGTCACAGGCGACAGTTACTCAGTTTGGTAAGGACGGTTCGAAGATCCGTACTTATGATTTCAACGGAATCTTCCCAAGTAATATCAGCCCAATCGAACTTGACTGGTCTACAACCGATCAAATCGAACTGTTCCAGGTAACGTTCCAATATGACTACTGGTCAGTTGGTAGGGTCGGACAGACAGGCGATGCCGGCGGTGAATAATAAGTAAAGGGTAGTTATTACCCTTACTTTTTTTGTTATTTAAATTGGAGAACCCATGGCCGAGTTATTTGGTTTTGAAATTAAAAGAAAGCAAGAAGAAAAAGAGCTTCCATCATTTGCTCCTAAACAGGACGATGATGGAGCTCTTGTTCTTGCCGAAGGTGGAGCTTATGGCCAGTATGTTGATATGGAAGGTGCCATTCGCACCGAGTCAGAGCTCGTCTCGAAGTATAGAGAGATGGCTCAGCATCCAGACATCGAACTTGCTGTCGATGATATTATCAACGAAGCTGTTGTAATTGATCCCAAAAAAGAAGTCGTATCTTTAAATCTTGACGACTTAAAGCAACCAGACAAAGTCAAGAAACTTATCCTCGATGAGTTTGATACTGTGCTCGAGCTGCTCGAGTTTAATCAGCACGCCTATGAAATTTTCCGCAAGTGGTATGTCGACGGTAGAATATTCTATCACATAATGATCGACGAGAAGGCACCTCGCGAAGGCATTCAAGAACTGCGCTACGTAGATCCTCGCAAGCTCCGTAAAGTCAAAACTTACAAGAAAAGAAAAGCTGCCAAGGATTCGAACGTCATTATTCCTGCGACGGGCGAAGAGTTCTACATCTATAATGAGAATGGTTTCGGTAAAGTACCGACACAACCGAATTATCAAGATCCTACTACACAAGGCATTAAGATAGCAGTCGACTCGATTGTCAACGTATCTTCTGGCCTTGTCAATGTCAAAGGTGACATGGTTCTCGGTTATCTACAAAAGGCTATTAAGCCGCTTAACCAGTTAAAGGCGATGGAAGACTCATTGGTCATCTATCGTATCTCTCGTGCACCTGAACGTCGTATCTTCTACATCGACGTTGGCAACCTACCGAAAATGAAAGCTGAGCAATATCTTCGTGATGTAATGACTCGCTTTAAGAATAAGGTAGTGTACGATGCAGGAACCGGAGAAATCCGGGACGACCGTAAGCACATGACAATGCTCGAAGATTTCTGGCTACCTCGTCGTGAAGGCGGTAAGGGCACAGAAATCACTACTCTTCCAGGTGGACAAAACCTCGGACAGATCGACGATATCGTTTATTTCCAACGTAAGCTTTATAAAGCTCTGAACGTTCCTATTTCTCGTCTTGATCCTGAACAAGCGTTCAACTTCGGAAGAGCCACAGAAGTGACTCGAGACGAAGTCAAGTTTTCGAAGTTCATTACTCGCCTTCGTGCAAGATTCTCTGATGTTTTCAATAAGATTCTTGAGAAGCAACTGATTCTGAAGGGTATTATTACCTCGGAAGATTGGTCAGAGTTTAAATACAACTTTAAATATGAGTTCACAGAAGATAATCACTTCGCTGAGCTAAAGAATACTGAGATCCTTCGCGATCGTATCTCGATGCTTCGCGATGTCGACGACTATGCAGGCAAATACTACTCGCACGAATGGATTCGTCGTAACGTTCTTTATCAGACAGAAGAAGACATGGAACAGATCGACAAGCAGATCGCCGATGAAATTGATAATCCTCAATATGCTCCACCAGAAATGGGTCCAGATGGACAACCACTTCCTCCTGGAGATGTAGGCACACCTCCTACTGAGGACGATGCGACTCCTCCGGCTCCTGGTAAACCGAAAGCGAAAGCTACTCCTATTCCAAATGTACCAGATTTGGTAGGAAAATAAATACATTATAAATAGTAAAAGAATTTTGGAGAATTTATATGGACATTGACGAACTAATTGGAGCAGCTGTCGACCAGCAGCCAACTCGATTTGCTACGGCATTTGATGATCTTATGGGTCAAAAGATCGCAGCGAGATTAGAAGACGAGCATACCACATATGCTCAGCAAATGTTTGCTTCTGACGAACCTGAAGATACCGATGAAGAAGAATTCGAAGATGATTTGGATTTTGACATCGACGACGAAGAGTTCGAAGATGAGTTCGAAGACGAAGAATTTGATATAGAAGATCTCGACCTAGAAGATTTAGACACAGAGGAAGAAGACGACGATGGCGAAGACGCTTAAAGATTTCTTAAATGAAAGACAGCTTGGGCCGATGGTCGTCAAGAATCCTGACGAGCAGAAGTTCATTGACAAGCACGTAGTTGCAAAGACTGACGATCGCAACGGCAATGACGATGAACTCTTTAAGGGTTCGAAGGTCAAGATGGCCGATCGTCCAAAGCATCGTAAGGGCTACAATCCTGGAGAAGACGAAGAAGTATATGAAGCGCTGAAGGGTGATCAGCACAAGATCGATGCCAACAAGAATGGCAAGGTTGACGCGCATGACTTCCACCTGCTGCGTAAGAAGAAAAAGGTTGCCGAAGAAGCTGAAGAACTCGAAGAACTCGATCACAAGCTTGGCGGAACACTGTCACGTTATATCAATAAGACTAAAGGCGACGACAAGCGTGAAGATGGCCGTAACCTTGCTTTAAAGAAGCGTTGGGGCGATGCCAAGTATGGCACACCTGAACCAAAGGTAAAAGCAGCAGTTCGCGAAGAAGCTGAAGAACTCGAAGAGCTTTCAACAGATACTCTGAGAAATTACAGAGCAAAAGCGAAAGATGATGCATACGACGCAGCTGATGTTGATGACGATCGTCGCCTCCGTAAACGTTCAATG